ATTTCTTTTTCAACTTTTTTTAATATATATAATATAGAATGTTTTACAACTGTTTTAATAATTTAATAATTAATTAGGAGTTTAATAATGGCTAATAGTAAAGAAGTCAAATTTACTGATGATGAAATGCAGCAATTAGCTGATGTGCAAACATCATATCAAAATATTCAGATGAGAATGGGTAACTTAGCAATGCAAAAGATAGCTCATGATAAGCAACATGAAGCATTAGGTGACTTAGAAGATGCTCTATTAACTGAATTAGGAACACTACAAGGAAGTGAGCAAACACTTGCTCAATCTTTCAATGAAAAGTATGGGGTAGGTCAATTAGATCCTGCAACAGGAGTCTTTACGCCGGCACCGGCAGCCGCACCAGCTAAAGAAGCTGCTAAAGAAACTGCATAAAATAACTAATCTAATAAATGTAAATTAACTTTTGCATCTTTTTAACTTTTCATATCTTTAGTGTATATTTATTTTTAGAATTATAGTAATAATTTCATAAAAAAATAACCTGGAGAATTCAAATGGCAGAGAGAATAGTATCACCGGGCGTATTTACTCGTGAAAAGGATTTATCGTTCCTCCCACAAGGCATTGCTGAAATTGGCGCTGCAATTATAGGACCAACTAATAAAGGACCTGCATTTGTACCGACAGTAGTAAACAATTTTAATGCTTTTAAGGAGATGTTCGGGGAACTTTCTCAAGACTTATATGTCCCATTTACAGTGCGAGAGTACTTACGTAGTGCTGGCACAGTAACAATAGTTAGAGTATTAGGGCTGGGGGGATATTCAACTGCAGCGCTGCATATAGCAGGACACCAATCTGCATCTACTGATTATCGTACATATGCAGTATTGGCACCAAGTGCAACAAATTCTAATCCTGCAAGTGGATTCATTGGTAGCACAGTAGAAGGAACAATGGCAGCTTTTGCAGTAGCAACTGGATCATTTTCTGTATCTTGTTCATTTACTGCAGCAAACGCAAATTTTATTGAAAATGTATTTAGTCCAAATCCACTCGTAACAAAAGCAAATGGAAAGGAATCACCATTTTACTTATATAAAGTATATAAAGCAGCAATGGCTTCACATGCTTCATCGTCAGCTGTTGTAACAGGATCGACTCAAAATATAACTTTAAGTCAAGATTATAAGAATGCTTACACACCATATATAACATCTCAAAAAATTGAGGGTGCAACAGCAGATCTTTTTAAAGTATACATGAGATCACATGGTGAAGTTGATACACAACGTAAATATAAAGTTGGCATAACCAATGTAAAACGAGCAGCTGATGTAGCAGGTTCTGATTGGGGTACATTTTCTTTACAAGTTAGAGAATTAGATGGACAAACTTGGAAGGAAAGTGATGACACAATTGTAGAACAGTGGGACAACCTTAATTTAGATCCAAATTCAGCAAATTATTTTGCTCGTAAAATCGGTGACAGATGGGTAACTATTGATTCTGATGGTAAATTAACTTATAATGGTGATTGGCCAAATATGTCAAAAATCATTTATGTTTCACCACATCCTGATGTAAAAACTGGCGGCGTTAAAACAAACGTACCATTTGGACATGGAAAGATGGTAAATTCATTTGCAACTGCATCAGAGGATACCAATCTGTTTGATGTACAACCCGCGTCTTACGTAACAACACAACAAAATGGCAATACAGGGGAGTTTGATACCACAGCATTTTATGGTTTTGATTTCTCTTCTGCTGATAATAGAACTTATCTTGGACCAGTAGATACCACAGCTAAATCATATACAAATGCGACTTTTAGTCTCAATGATCAATTTGGTCATGCTGATGCAAAGGCAGCTGATTTTGGTGGATCTTCAACATTTGCTACTAGTGCATCACAACTTGCATTAGGTGTATCAAATGTATCACAACATAAGTTTACAGTAGCTTTTCAAGGCGGATTTGATGGATCAAACCCAGCTGTTAAAAAGAACACAGCAGGAGATATTTCTGCAGTTAATCAACAAGGGTTTGATTGTTCAACTTCAGCTGCAAGTGGATCAAAAGCATACAAGATGGCATTGAATGCTGTAAGTAATCAGGATGAGTTTGATATTAATCTACTCGCCACACCTGGTTTAATTTACACACTACATCCTAATCCAGTTAATCATGGTATGGATATGGTTAAGAATAGAGGCGATGCATTTTACATATTTGATAACTCTGCATGGGGTGATGGAATATCTGCATGTACTAACGCAGTTCAGAGCTTAGATACAAATTATGCAGCAACATATTATCCGTGGGTAAAGGTACTTGATGATAGTATTAATTTACCAACTTGGGTACCACCTTCTGTAGTAATACCAGGTGTGTTTTCTCAAAATGATAGAGTTGCTCATGAATGGTTTGCACCTGCAGGTCTTAATCGTGGTGGCTTAGCTAATGTTCTAGAAGCAAAAACAAGATTGACACATGCTGAAAGAGATATTCTCTATGAAGGACGTATTAATCCAATTGCATCATTCCCTGGACAGGGAGTTGTAGTTTTTGGTCAAAAAACATTGCAAGCAAAACCATCAGCACTTGATCGTATTAATGTACGTAGAATGCTTATTAGGATTAAGAAGTTTATTGCTAGCTCTTCTCGTTACTTATTGTTTGAAAACAATACAGTTGCTACGAGGAATCGCTTCTTAAACATCGTGAATCCTTATCTAGATTCAGTACAATCAAATCAAGGATTGACTGCTTTTAGAGTTGTAATGGACGATACAAATAACACAGCGGACGTTATCGATCGTAATCAGTTGGTTGGACAGATTTATCTGCAACCTGCTCGTTCGGTTGAGTTCATTGTATTAGACTTTGTCGTACAACCAACAGGAGCAAGCTTTCCAGCATAAGCTGATCTAAAAATACTTAGAAGCCCAGACTAAACCTCTGGGCTTTTTCGTTTTATCTGTAATTTTTTCTTGTTTAATGATATTTATTATCGATAAAATTGTAACAGGAGAACTAGAATGCCACAATTGATTGATCCTAATGACATCATGTTTACACAATTCGAACCAAAGGTTCAGAATCGGTTTATCATGTATATCGAGGGCATTCCAGCTTACACCATAAAAGCCGCAAGTCGTCCAAGTATTGAGTTTGAAGAAGTAACACTTGATCATATAAACGTAAAACGGTATATTAAGGGTAAGGGGGAATGGCAAACCATTGACATAACAATGTATGATCCAATCGTACCTTCAGCAGCACAAGCTGTAATGGAATGGGTACGATTATCTCACGAATCAGTAACTGGACGTGATGGATATTCAGATTTTTATAAGAAAAATATTACTTTTAATCTACTTGGACCAGTAGGCGATATTATTGAAGAATGGCAACTTGTAGGTGCCTATATTCAGTCAGCTGCTTTTGGTGATCTTGATTGGTCAACATCTGATCCAGTAGAAATGACTTGCACGCTTAGATACGATTACGCAATACTGCAATTCTAAAATTTCAAACATCATCAAATACATTTGTGGCATTCTGTCTTTGATGAGAAAAGACAATAGTTGTAAATAGAACAAATAACAAGGAGTTATAATGGCTGAAAAACAACAAGGTTTCCCTACGGAAGTAGTGGACTTACCTAGTAAGGGTTTATTGTATCCAGAAGGGCATATACTTAGCGCTGGAACAATAGAAGTAAAATACATGACTGCAAAGGAAGAGGATATTCTCACTTCACAGAACTTAATACAGAAGGGAGTAGTATTAGATGAACTTCTTAAGTCTCTTATCGCATCTAAAGTAACATTAAATGAAATTATGATAGGTGATAAGAATGCTATTATGGTTGCATCAAGAATTTTTGGTTATGGAAAGATATATAGCGTTGACACGACATGTCCGGACTGTGGTGAAACTGAGAAGGATTGTGAATATGACTTAACAACGTTTAAACATAAAGAAGTTGATGAAAAATATTTTAAAAATGCTAATATTTTTGAATATGAACTTCCCCAGTCTAAAAGAAAAATAGAATATAAATTTATGACTCATAAAGATGAAGCTGATGCTTCTAGGGATATTGCAAAAATGAAGAAGACTATGGGTGGTCGCACAAAGGAAGTCACTACGAGACTAAGAAAACAATTAGTTTCTGTTGATGGTAACAAAGAGCCGGCATTCATTAATAATTTTGTAGAGAATGAATTTTTTGCTATGGATTCTAAATCTTACAGAGATCACTACTCAGAACACATGCCGGATATAGATTTTACAACAATATTTAGTTGTGGAATGTGTGGTGAGATGTCTGAAATAGAATTACCAATAGCAGTAAATTTCTTCTGGCCCTCCCGGTAACCCCCAAATACCGGCCCATTGTACATGAGGGCATATTTAATCTAATTTATTTTAGTGAGGGCGGATTTACATTTAGTGATGTATACAACATGCCCATATACTTACGAAGATTCTATACTGACAAGCTTGTCGCACAAAAGAAATCTGAACAAGAGAAGATAGATAAGGCATCAAAGCGAAAGCGGTAAAAACCTTTTTTCCAAATATTTATCAATAGAACACTATTAACTCTATGGAGATAGACAATGTCTAAAAAAATTGATGAATCATTCTTAAAAGCCTTTGCAGGAAATATGGCAGCTTACATTGCAGGAAGAGCATTGGCAGCCAACGGCGACAAAATTAAACAAGCACTCGGAATAGACTCAAAAGAGTTTGATGATGTAGATGCTGAAATTGCAGCAGTAAGAAAAGCTCAAGATAGATTATCAGATAAATTAGAAAAAAGAATGCAAGCACTTCCTCCAAAAAAACAAGCAGAACTTAAAGCAAGACTTAAAAAATACGATATATAATTATGGCTCAAGCAGACAAAGAAGATTTTAAAACTAGAATTTCCGCCATGAAGGAGATAAAAAATATCTCTAAACAGTTAAAAGATATTCAAGCAGCATCAGCAGAATATTATGAGTTAGAAGGTAAGAATTCTGAAGACCTTGTAAAATCAACTGCAGAATTAATAGCAAAACGTAAACAGTTACATAAAGAATATAAAAAAGATAAAGCTGCAGCAAAGGAAGGAACAGGAG